ATTAGTTGACGCAAAAGGTAGTTTTGAACGTAATGATTTAAAACAAACTGAGATTTCAACGAAACTTGCAAGGTTAGCCATTGAGCTTGATTGCATCGTAATTGCCTTATCACAAATCAATCGTTCTCCATCAGCAAGGGCTAGTGATGATAGGTGCCCCTATCCAAGTGATGCTTCTGGTTCTAGTGGTTCCTATTTTAGCTCAACTCTTTGGCTAGGTGTTGATAGACCAGAGTTGTATCAAGATGATTTAAGTTATAAAAATCAATTTGTTGTTAAATGTCGCAAAAATCGTTTTGGTGGCATATTTGAATTTATTTTAGCGTTTAACAATGGCACTTTTGCAGAAGTTCCACATAATCATTTTAAGAAAACGTCATATGCTACAAATAATCTCGACAAAGCCTTATTTTCTCCTCATGGTAAAGAGATATACGCAGACTAATATGTTGGCTAGGGTGAAAATCAAAACCTCCTATAACGCATTTATGGAGGTTTTATAGGTATAGGTTATAACTTGATAGATAAGAGGGGTAATTCTTCTTTTTCAATTTTTTTCAAAGAAGGTAGGAGTTCATGATTATTTTCGATTAACACATTATCTACTTCAAACCCTATTCTTCTTCGTGCTATTGGTCTATTTCTCAAATTATCGTTATTTCTAAGCCATTGGTTGTTCGATTTTCTTTTATTCATGATGTACCATTCGTTCGATAAATTGACACAATTGTTCTTTGATTTCTGTTAAATCTTGTTTTGCATTAGGAGTTCCACTGGCTGCTGATTCCTGGAAGACTTGATTGCATATTTGCAACAAGTTACTGGTTAACGTGATTACAATGCCACCGATAGCCCAGTTTAACTCGCTATTAACTGCTCCTACCTCTTGTAAATCTTTCTTTAAGTTTTGCAATGTGGCTATGGAATAATCACAGGCTCCTAGTATCGTGCGTTTTTGACTGCTCATTGTACTGTTACTCCCTTAGTTAATCGTTCCTTTGCTGTTTCTAAATCGATAATGCATTGCCTAAGCTCTTCGACTTGCGAATCTATAATTTCATCGGAGGTTACCCATGGCCTGTGCTTGCATTTTTGGTTTATGTTTTGCCTAAAACTTATCAAGAACTGAGCAATAGTAGCGATGATGGTTCGTGTCGTATCATCGCCATTATTTTCGAATGCTCTGAGAAGTTTATAAATTATTGCCACATTTTCCTTGTCAAATTCTTCACATTCCTTTTCAGTCACTCTTAGACTCCAAAATATTTAATAACGATGGGCAATATTAAATTTGTGACTACTAACCCGATTAAGAAATTAAGCTTGTGGTCCAATAGCTTGAATTTGTGGTCGTGAATTCTTAGTATAACTTCATGTCCTATGTAATATTCTTCTTGTTTGTTCATGATATTCTCTATGCAACGTGTAAATAATGCAAAATTGCTGGTAGCCAGATTGAGCCTAAAACAATGCTGAACATCAGCATTAGTTTATTGTCCAAATGTTTTAGTGATGCATCCAGTCGTTCAACTGCTTTGTCGTTTTCTTCAAATTTTGCATTATAAACTCTAAGTTGTACTTCGTGCTCTATATAGTTTTCTTCTGTTTTAGTAAAGTTGGCCATTTGGATGTTCCTTTCTTAATAAAATTAATCTTCAGTGGTTGTACAGTCATAGCCACCCAAGAGATCTGGCTCACAATGGGTATGCGTGTCTGAAAATACTTTTAAACTCAGAAGTATTGTAATAATTGCAATTATTAATTTCGATTTCATTTTGATTCTCCACTTGGTTAATATGCAGCCATTATATTAAACCTAGGGTTAACTGTCAATGCATTTTAAGCACTGAATGCAAAATATTTTAATTAAGTGGTGATAGTGATAGTATTAGGCTAATAATTAATCTATGGATGTGATGTTATGGACGATAAAGTACGCTGCCCCTCATGCAAAGGCGCCAAGAAGGTGCCAAAACTCGGTGGCATGATAGGCGAATGCAATACTTGTAGCGGTAATGGAACTATTTTGGCGGTTGATAAGCCTCAAACAGTTATTGTTAGCGAAGAGTCTAACGATAAAGAAATACTCAAAGCAGTAGCCAGTAGTGTACCAGCAAGCAATCTAGATTGTGTGCCTCTATGTGCACCAGCTATAAAGCAAGATGTTAAGGTGGACGCTAAGAAAGCTTTATATCGTCGTAAATCAGCAGCAAAGTAAGATAAGGATATCAATCATGGCTATACATAATCCACATGAACCTACACCAGAATTTAGACAAAGAGTTTGTGACCTTGTAATGTGTGGCACTCCTATTTATTTAATCGCTGAAGTGCTCGAGATTGATGACGATACATTGCGTAAACATTATCGCAAGGAACTTGCAACAGCTAAAGCTGTAGCTATTGAACGTATTGGAAAAACTGTCTACCAGCAAGCACTACAAGGTAATGAAAAATCACAGACTTTATATTTGAAGACACAAGGAGCCTCTCAAGGCTGGGTAGAAAAACAAGTTATTGAGACCACTACAGCAGACGAAACTAAAGAATTGAAAGATAAGATTAAGGAACTAGAGTCCAAGTTTCAACGTGATTATTGAAGATTAATGGACAGATATAATCACTTTATACCTGTCCGATATATATCACTTATATGAATGAGTCTTTGGTGTGCCTAGTATTTGACCAACTTGGTCTGACCTTTTAATAGATTGTATACACTGCCTCTACTAATACCCAAGTCCTTTGCTATATGAGTTATAGTCATACCCTGATTGAATAGGTCAATAGCTTTTGGCTTTAAGTTAGGGTCTAAAGGTTGCTGGCCAAATGGCTTTCCACTTCGAGTACCATTTACTTTAGCTTGTGCTATTCCTTCCTTCTGTCTTTCTCTACTCATTGCACGTTCTAGTTGGGCTATCGATGCAAATAGTTGTAACTGAAAGGTTTGAAAGTGGTTATTCTCATTCGTACTAAACTCTAATTTAGGCGAGTATATAATGATTGATGCCTCGGAACGTAATACTTGCTCAACTATATCAATTAGATCTCGCATAGAACGACTAATTCTATCTACTGCATGTACGTGTAACGTATCGCCCTTACGCAATGCATCTAAGCAACGTTTAAGCTCTGGCCTATCTCTAGTAGCTCCACTTGCGTAGTCCTCATATACACGGTCTAAAGGGATATCAACAAGCTGCCTTGCCGTGCTCTGGTCTGCTGTGCTCACTCTCTTATATCCAATGTTCATATATTGCCCTCTCTATTAATAAAGGCGGCAATATACAACACGTTGTTATACAGTGTCAATCATGGTTATATAATAACAGTTGACACTTTATAATATTAAATGTCATCGTGTGTGAACATCAGACCATGGTTTGATGACAGACAAATAAATAAAAAAATAATAATAGGAACGACCAGTGCAGATTAATGTTATGGCTATCAAGATAGTGTCGTCTACAAGCTCATAGGCTGCGCTCAGCGTGGCCGTGTATTCATAGGGGTATGGGTAGTACTGCCATAGCCTTCGAAGGGGGGTATACCCCGCCACAAAGCCACCCCTTAGTCATAGCTGGGGCCCCTCACCACCAATTCCCAGACCACTTTCCTAATGGTTGATTAAAAATTAATCAAAACACCCTATTAATTAATGTATAATTTTCCACCAAATATTTTAAAATAATCCTCTTTGCGCTTACCATATTTTTTTTAACCAATCTGTACATAATTTCTCGGACTATAATCTCAGGGATTGCATTCCGGAATTAACAGAAATCGATTACCCTATACCTCATATAATTTTCCAGGAAATTTTAGAATGTCTGAGACAACACAACAGCAAGTACTTGATGTAGTAGGAGAGAAATGGGTAGTTATTTATACCAAGGATAATGAGAAGATGATGGGTATGTGTAACCACCATCAAGCTCTGCCAGGATTAATTAGTATGATACGTTCTGACGGGGGGAAGAATATTATCATTGAAGACCAAACTATATTCTTCGTGGATAATAATGATGAATGACTTCACGAAATTAGAGCTAGAAGAATTACTTGATTGTATTGGATGGAAATTAGGTGAAGGACAGGCTGATAAGTTAACTTTCCCTCTTGAAGCTAAGCTGAAAGCCATGATAGAGAATTACTGCAAGCACGAAGATGTAGTTATGGACTGTGATGGCGGGATAAGCTTAGAGTGCGCCAAATGCGGTCAGATAGTAGTGGATGTTTGATGAGCATGGAAAATAGAGACAATCCACCCCAATCAACAAAAAAGAATTTCAATAATACTTAGAGTTTATAAAACCATTGAAGAGTCTTGACCATTTCTATATAACTGTGTAGCACGGTCTCCAGCAGTCTAGCGGTAGGGAATCCTATTGGCGCAGCGGTTAACCCTGGAGGCCTCCATTAGAATAGTCGACTATTTCAATCGAATTAATATCGAAAGTATTTGTTCCTATAATAATAATTAAATAAGGTATTTATATTAGTTATTACTACTATACAAGCCAAATCCTCTAGATAACTTTAGTTAATTCATGCCAGACAAGGACTTAGTGTTTGTTAAACCCTGTGTGAAAGTGTTAGAATTTGCTCTTAGCAGAATGTGCATAGATTGGTGTATCAATAATGTCCATAACTTATACCCAGTTAACTCAGAGGGTTATCAACCGAAATTGTGGATAAATAAGGTCTTAGAATGATTTATTTGCCAATTGAATTACAGTTACAAATAATTAGAGAAGAATTGAATTACATTAAGTCTCACATTTGCAATCATTATCCTATTGCAGTCGCTGCTGCTGGTACTGAGGTAATTCCTTAAGGACAAGGTATGCTAATGGATAAGGCAGGTTATGTGAGTCAACCATCTAGCCTTTTCACCAATATTCTAGGTGGAATCACAGTTATGGCGTTTCTTATGATTTTGGTCTCTGGAGTCGCTATGGTGCTTAGAGATTTGTTTTATAGTGAAGTTATAGTAATAGGTGGTAGACGTGATATGAGTCTTCAAGATTGGATTGATAGTAAGTTAGCAGTAATAGCCGATAAGCTTCCAACTCTGGTTAATACGGAACCTGCAAGTTTCTCATGTGGTTACAACACTGGCTACAAGCAAGCCATATTAGACCTTGATAAATTTTTAGAAGATGAGGCTACAGAGTGAATGACTTTACGCAAGATGAACTAGAACAATTAATAAGTTGGGGAAACGTTTATACAGATTTCGGGCGCTCCTGGACAAACAAATTAAATAGACCGCTTATAGAAAAAATACAATCCATGATTGAAAACTATTGTGAGCATGAATTAGATAATCCTTTATTGGCTTTAGTTAAAGAATGTAAAAAGTGCAATATAAGTCTGGCTCATAAACGATGGGAATTAATATAGTGAATGACTTTACGAAAGATTTTACCTGCGATAAATGCAATGAAGCCTTTTATAAAGGATGGTCTGACGAAGAAGCCATGAAAGAATTTGAAGAGGCCCCATGGAACGTACCTGATGATGAAATAGGAGTTATTTGTGATGATTGCTTCAAAGAGTTTCAGATTTGGTTTAATTCATTAAAAGAAGAAGACCATAACAGGATTAGAAATAATGAATGATTTTACGAAAGAAGAGCTTTATAAAATATGTGCAATAGTTACCAGTCATTTTTGTGATATTGGTATTCCTACAGTTGATAAAGAATTAATCAATAAGATTGAATCCATGATTGATAACTATTGTGAGCATAATAAAATGAGCTTTGATGGTGATGTATATGGTTATAGCTGTAAAAATTGTGAAAAACAATTTACTGGACAAGTTATCGATGCAGACAGACACTACAAAATAATTTGCGAGCAAGAATAATGATAAAATGAATGACTTCACTAAAGAAGATCTAATATACGGATTTACAATAGTTCCAGAAACTTATTGTCGCTGTGTTCACACTCCACTGACAAAAAGAGAGAAGAGAAAAATATTTATTTATAAAGCTAAGAAAATGATCAAGGAAATGATCGTTGAGGTGTTATGGTTCGTATTTCTGATGATAGGCATAACTTTACAAATAAGTGGATTCGCTTATTTGGCAGGTATATTCTTCAAAATGGGTGCGTCATAATGAATAACTTCACGAAAGAAGAGTTAAAAAATCTTATTCTATTTGTTGATGGCGGCATAAGATACAATAATCATGCGATTGAATTGCGTAAAAAAATTCAATCAATGATTGATAACTATTGTGAGCATGACAAATCAGGGAATACTCATCCAGTTGATATGATGTGTGGAAAAGTTCAGTGCGGAAATTGTGGTTTAGTTTATAGACTTTATGCTGGAAATGCGCAGACTCTTTAATTTGAAGTTAATAATGATAATCAGTGAACAAAAAGATTTTATAGACAATAAAGTGTGGGCATTTACATTCCCAGAAGATGGATGTGGTGGTTTTGATATATCACAGATAGAGCTACACGCATTTAACGCGGAAGAAAAAATTGGATGTGGTTTTATGGTTTATGCTTATAAAACTAAGTTAGAAGCATTAGAAGCTATAAGAAAAAGAATATTGGAAATCGAAAATGATAGTCAATGAAAAACAAATAATGCTGTTAATGCGCATATGCAGAAGATATGCAGACGTTTGCGAACAAATGGATTGGGAAGACCACTTCATTGAATGCATTAAATTAAATCAGGAAATAGAGGGGCAACAATCCCAAGAACTAAAGCAGATTGAGTAATAAAAAAATATAGCGCAGCGATTAAAAGACTTGCTGATAGTTAATATGACTATTAAATATTTAACAGCGAAACATATAGAGAGAACTTTGAATGATAATTAGTGAAAAACAAATTTTACTTTTGTTAGAAATTGCGGCTGATTATAAAAATAAAATTGAACTTATGGTGGAAAAGGACTTAGTAGAAGGAGATGTAAGCCAAGTAATTTATAATATTCAAAATTTATTGATTAATATTAGAAGCCAACAATCCGAAGAATTAAAGGTGATTGAATAATGAAATGGTATAGCATTAAAAAATATAGACCTCCATCCGATGGCTATTGTTTGATTAGAACCGAAAATGGCTCATTCTATTCAGCAGAGTGGCGCGGAGGATGTAATGATATGCACGCGGATAATTCTTGCGGATGGATGATGGATACACTTTCCGAACATCATGGACATCCAGATTATATTGAAGTATTTGGAGTAACTCATTTTTGTATTCCAGAACCAGTAGAGATTGAATAATGCCATGTACAGTAGATATAAGCCCCAATGAAGAAATTAATCATTATCAAGTTTTACTTTGCCAAGCATGTAAACATCTTTCTCCAGAGCAAATAGATAATTTAAAAAATCCAGGTTCAGGAATCTATGCTGGATTAATGTGGTACGCGCAACACTTAATGAATGATTATTCACATCGCTGCTTTAATAAAAATGTATTAGATTTTGATAATGAAACTAATGAGGAAGAAAAGAAACAAATATTACGGGAATTAAATAGAATTGGCTACGATTTACTTGTCAATTCTAATTCAATTGAACTAAAGGAGATTGAATAATGAGGTGGATTGATATTAGAGACCAACTACCAAATAAAATGTATCCCCACTTCCCGCATTAGCAGCATTAACTCCCACAACTGTTCCTTAATAGTTCAACCCTAGTTTAATTTATAAGTGTTTTCATGTAGAATTATGACACCCTCATACACAAGGGTACCAAATTAAGGATGACATATGAATTTTAATATAAGGGAATGGTCAAGAATTTATAATAAAGTACAAGCTCTTGGCAATATACTCAAAGACTCACTACCCACCTATGATGAGTACATGAAAGAAATGCCTCCAGCGAATGAACTTAGTAACGAAATGAAAGATAATATTGAACTTGAAATTAAGATTCTTTTGGAGCGTAGCAATAGATATTTAGACCAATGCGGAATGAGGTTTCCAAAAGCATTATGGAAATACGACCGTAAAGACCCTAAAACTTGGTTATCACATGAATCATTTAAGTACCGACATCTTATGGAGTTTTAATAATGGAATTTGATAGGAATGAACTTGAAGAAATTTATAGTCTATTTAGTCACTGGAACGAAGATTTTCCTATGCCTGAATCTTTTCATAATATTCTGAATAAGACAGAGATAATGTTAGCTAGAATAGATGAGAAAGAAACATCTGGACCCATAATCGATTGATACAGGAGCACAAGGATGTCACAAACAGACTTGCAGGAAATTAAGGATTATTGGAGGCAGAAATATCCTTTAGTTGAAATTCTTCTATGGAAGCATGACCAAGATTCTAAATACTACGGTCGGATGAGATATCTTGAAGAGAGCACTCATTTTGCATGTGAAACAATGGGAGAATTAATAGGTCAAGGAGAACAATTTTTGAGAAAGGTGACATAAAATTATATTAAATCAGCAAATACGACAAGTGCGACAGTAAACGTAGATAGTACTTTTAAGCCCTGAGCTATATTCTGGAAAGTCCGAGACCTGGGCATGAGTTGCGGTGTGAAACTTTCCCTAAGCTGAAATGCTTACACTTGTCACTTAAAATAAAAAGACCACCTAACAAGATGGTCTATAAAAATACAATTTAGATATTAATCAGCTTTCAATAAAATTATCTTCATATAAGCACTGTTAGTAGCAGCATTAGTTCCAAGAGTAGGAGCAGATAATGTGATTGCAGAATTACTTGTATTAGCTAATTGCAATACATCCCCAGCATTTAGGTGAACGAACACGTCAGCTACAATTTCATTGGCTTTTTGTTCTGGAGATAAAGTCATGTTGGCAAAAGTTGATCCAGGAACAATGACTCCGTTCTTGAATAAAGATAAAGACCATACAGGCAAAGGACTTGCAATGGGGTTTAAAGCCGCACAAATACCAGTCGCTACATCATACCATCCAGCTTTATTAACGATTACTTTACCTTGAGAAGCAGCTAAAGATATATCAATATTAGGAGTTGCATAAATAGCTTGTTCAAGTAAAGCAAATTGACCAGGCATGTTTGGACCAGGAGAAGCAGCTAATGCTTGGTTAACAGCAGAATAAACTTCAGCAAATTCAGCATCACAACAATGACGCTCGGGCTTATGATGTCCACCGCCGCAATTAATGGTAATTTTGCAGCCATCATCATGATGATGTTCTTGTATGTCTAACATAATCGCACTCCTCAGAAATTAATTAAGGTTAATTAAACATCAAAGGCAGAGGAGTTATTTTGATTTCCTATGAAAGGCAGAAAAAGGAAGAGCAGTTGGTTTCATGCGTTTAATGTCAATACGATATCCGATTATTTTATCCGAATCAAGATGTTCTCTATTTCTAGTAAGGCACCTTTTGTATTATTTATTTCATGCTTTAATAATTTCAATTCTGCACGAGTATTATTAAATTTTTTCTCGACTACTTTTAAATGCAAGTGCAACTCTTTAGCACGGTCCTGTAATTCCCCAGGGCTTAACATAGATTTCTCCTTTATCTGATTAAGTTATAATTCAAGTGTTTTACAGCAACAATATAATACTATATTTAGTGTGTTACAGAGAAATCTGGCACAATATGTAGTGCAATTTTCTATTTTTATGTTATTTTAGCACTGATATCTTCATTAAGGTTCGCAAGATGCGACTCAGGCAAAGGACTGCCCCTTCATGGATAAAGCAACTCAGCTGAAGCTTGAGAATGCAGAAATAGCAGCCAAGCTGAAGGGTAGCCTGTTACTCTTCATACAAGCGTTTTTCCCTATACTGACTGGGCGAGATTTTATTATATCTCGTCCTATTGGTAGAGAGAGTCATTTCATAAGTATTTGCCGAGCATTAACTAAATGTACACGTTTAGAATCTTTACGTTTATTAATTAACGTACCTCCCGGCCATGGTAAATCCGTAATCGTAAGCTTCTGGATAGCTTGGTGCTATGCAAAGTGGGGTGACTGTAATTTCCTGTATATATCTTATGCAAAAACGCTAGCTGCTACTCATACTGACACAGTGAAGCGATTAATGATGCTTCCACAATACAAGACTTTATTTGACGTCCATCTTCGAGATGACTCTCAAGCAAAAGATGCGTTTACTACTGAAGGTGGCGGCACAGTATCAGCATTCGGGTCATCAGGAGCAATTACAGGTCGTAACGCCGGTCTTCCAGGACTGGATAGATTTAGCGGAGCAGTCGTTATCGATGATTCACATAAACCTGATGAAGTTCATTCAGATTTAATCCGTGAATCTGTTATTACTAATTATCGTGAAACCATTCAACAAAGACCAAGAGGTATCAATGTACCAATCGTCTTTATAGGACAACGGTTACACGAACAAGACTTACCTGCTTACTTCCTTGCAGGTGAGGACGGCTACAATTGGGATAGCGTCATACTAAAGTCTATCGATGATGCAGGTAATGCACTCTATCCCGAAGCCTTCCCACTCGACATGCTTAAAGTCAGGCAGCAAAAAGACAGATATGTGTTTGCCGCACAACATCAGCAAGACCCACAGCCAGCTGGTGGCGGCCTCTTTATGCCAGAAGATTTCCCATTGTTACAGGAAGAGCCTAATTATTACATTACCTTTATAACAGCAGATACAGCGGAGACTGAAGACCCACGTAACGATGCAACAGTCTTTTCATTCTGGGGTATGTATAACATCCAAGTTGAAGGCCAAAAAACCGGTGTTATGGGTCTGCATTGGATTGCATGCCGTGAAATGCGTGTAGAACCAAAGAAACTAGAAAAAGAATTTCTCGATTTCTGGCAAGAGTGCGCAAGACACCCTAATCCACCTCTAATCGCTTATATTGAAAAGAAATCAACAGGCGTTACTTTAATTTCAATTCTTAAAGAAATGCGTGGCTTAAAAATTCGTGAAATAGAACGAACCAGAAAATCAGGAAGTAAAGCCCAACGTTTTATTGACATGCAACCTTACATCGCCAGCAAACAAGTGTCACTGCCAACTTATGGCGCACACACCGAACTGTGTATTAATCACATGAAGAAAATCACTAATAATGACAGTCACGCTCATGATGATATTGCAGACACATGCGCAGATGCTGTACGCATAGCCTTTATCGATAAATTGCTGACCATGTTTACAGCTAAAAATAATACATCACGTGAAACCGCATTGGCCGCATTAAATCGGCATAATAATGTTGTCTTATTAAGACAGAGAGCTTATGGAAAAAGGACTTAACTATGGCAGTAATCGCTAGGAAGCACACAAGCCAGTTAGATAAAATCAAACAGTCAGTAGAGCAAGCTTATGTCTACTTTAGGCCAAACTACGAACGCTTTCATCAGTTCATGCGCTTTGTTTATAAATCAACGCTAACTGAAGATGATATTGCTGTTCTATCGACTCTTGGACGTCCACAGATTGAATTCAATATGATGGAAGCTTATATATCGAGGCTTCGAGGCGAATTCTCTCGAATGGAACCAGGATTTGTAGTAAGAGCACAAGACGGTTTTGATGATATTGACCCAAGATTATTAAGCCTATTAGAAGCCCATTTTAGAGCGATACTAAATGATTCTGACAACGATGGATTTAGTTATGATGTATATACTGACCTTCTGGTGGGTGGCTTTTCTGTTGTCGAAGTATACACCGATTATATCTCAGCTATGTCTATGGACCAGAAGATTTGTGCTAATCGTGTATTTGACCCAACCTTATGTGGCTTCGACCCATTGGCCCGTAAATCTCATAAAGGTGATGGTAACTATTGCTTCCAATTGTTTCCCAAAGAACGCGAAGAAGTAGAAAAAGAATATGGGTCTGATGCACTTAAAGGTTTGAAATACGCCAGAAGCTTTTCAGGATTTAATTGGTCATACCGTGCAGCTAAACGCGATATAGTTTTAATGTGCCAATACGATAAGAAAGATTTTAAGAAAGAGAAAATTACCAAGCTTTCCAATGGTCGTGTAGTAACAGTAAAAAATTATGAAAAATGGATGGAGATATGGAATCAACAAGGCCATATAGAGCAAGCTCCAATTCCTATCGGAAAAATGCGCGAAACAATGATAGAGAAAATTACACGCTATACATTTACTGGTGCTGAATTAATCGATTCCCCAGTGGAAACAAACTTTAATATGCTCCCATTGATTTTCTTCGATGGAAACAGCGCAATCCTTCGCGATAATAACGACTCTACTGCCGAGCAGATGACACGTCCTTATATCTATAATGTAAAAGACGCACAAAGGCTTAAAAACTACGCAGGCCAGTCATTAGCTAATGAACTTGAGAACACTGTAGAGCATAAGTTTGTAGCTTCTGTAGAATCAATTCCAGAAGATTATTTAGACGCCTACATTGACGTCCAAAAGCCAGGAACATTACTCTATAACGCCTTCTACGAAGGTAACCCAGAGATTCAGCTTCAACCTCCTCGTGAAATCATGCGAACCCCAATTCCGCCCCAAATCAGCGAGACATTCCAGATGTCTGACAATCTGATTCAGGGAATATTAGGGTCTTATGACGCAGCGCTTGGAATTCAAAATAATGAGCTGTCTGGAGTAGCCATTATGCAGGGAGCTATGCATTCCAATGCAGCAGCCATGCCTTACACAGTAGGCTTCATGAAAGGCTGGAATCGGGTCTGTCAACAGTTGCTTGACCTAATACCTAAGTACTATGTAACTCCTAGAAGCATTCCAATCGTGGAACCAGACGGTAAGCGTTCATATCAAACAATTAATAAGCCTGGCAATCCATACATGAATTATGACTCCATGAGCTTAGACGTTAAAGTTGAAGCAGGAGTTAATTTCGAAGTTCAAAAACAAATATCCTTAGAAACAATAATTCAATTGATGCAGACCTCTGAAACCTTTAAAAACTTTATTAATACCAAAGGCCTTGGAATTCTACTGGATAATATTGATATTCGCGGCATTGATGGATTGCGCAAAGCAGCCGGCCAATACATGCAAGAAATAGCACAACAACAAGCCCAAGCACAGCAAATGGCTATGCAGCAAGCTCAATCACAAATTGACCCCAAACAAGTTATGGCATTACAAGCCCAGGCTGAAATGATGAAAGTTCAGCAGAAAAAAGAAGCTGTAGCTACACAAGCACAAGTCGACCTCATTAAGATTTCTACTGACGATGCTGTGAAAAATAAACAAGCTGATATTGATATGCTTAAAGTAATGGCTGAAATTCAAGGTGCAGGCGTAGATCAACAACTTAAACAAGAAAAAGTAGATGCAGAACAAAGTAGAACAGCAGTTGATATGGCAATTAATGTAAGTAAACATATGCATGATGTAGAGCATAAGGACAGGACTCATGAGTTAAATAAGAAAACATTGGAGAAAGCCAATGACTCAGCGGAGAAAGAAAAAGAGTAAAAATGGCTGCCGATGTAGCTCATGTGAGTATTGGCATCGTAGCAGTTGGTGGAAACAAGAGTTAATTGAGCGTGACATTGCTAAGGAGAGTAAGAATGCCATTAGTAAAAGGTAACAAAGCTAAGACTAAAAAAGGTTTTAGCGAAAACATAAAGCGTGAAATGGAAGCTGGCAAGCCACAAAAGCAAGCCGTTGCCATTGCATATTCTGAAGCTCGCGAAGGCAAAAAGAGGAAAAAGAAATGAAATCAGCACAAAAAATGAAACTTGAAAAGACAAAAAAAACTACTGAGCCACGCAAGCACAAGTCGACCTTATCAAGATTTCTACCGATGACGCTGTGAAGAATAAGCAAGCAGATATCGAAATGCTGAAGGTCATGGCAGACATTCAAGATTCTGGAGTGGAGCAAGCCTTGAAGCAAGAGTAGTTAGACGCTGAGAATGCTCGAACTGCTGTAGAAATGGCGGTAAATGTCAGCTCTCATCATCATGAAGTGAAACATGCTGATAGGACGCATGAGTTAGCTGAGAAGGCATTAACAATTAAACCTAAGAAGGAACAATAAAATGGCGATCAAAAAAGATAACCCAGATGGTGAAGATAAATATGGATATAGCAATAGGGCACCAAAGCTTGGTAAAAAAGGCGACCCAAGACTTACTGATGACAGAGATGAAGTCAGGGCAATAGCACAGAAGGCAAGGAAAAAAGCCGATGCTTTAGATAAGAAGACAAGATTAAAGGCAGAACTAAAGGATGTAAAAGAAAATAGTTTAATCGCAAAGGTTAAGAGAGGATTAAAGGCGCAACGAGCTGGTAAGAATAAGAGCAAGAATTAACTCCTTGTTTAACACCTGTTCCAATTGCTAGAAATGTTGCTATACTTAGTTCAAATTACAAAATGTAGTGTGTACTAGGTTATTTTAGCACTACATGTAGTATCCCAGACTAGACTGGGCTAAGGAATCTAGGCCTAATACGCAACTATGCGGCAAAAATAGTCGGACTAACACGGACGTTAGGTGATCACGGTCACACCGGAAACAGTGAGGTTTCAAATGGATGCAAAGGATATTGCAGAAGATTTATTGCAAGATACTAATGTGGGTGACGAAGAGGAATTACAAAGTTCCGAAACAACACCTCCTGAGAAAATGCTTCCTGCTTCCCAAGTGAATGAGCTGATTAAAAAGGCGAAACGCAAAGGAGAGCAGAAAATGCAAGAGCAATTAGATGCAGCAAAGCAACAAATTGAGCAGCTTCAAGCACAACAAGCGCAACAACAAGTTCAGAATGTAGCGCAAACAGGCTCACAACAGCAGCCCCAACAGCAACAACAAGGGCAGCAACAAGGAGTCGATGCGCAACAGGTCATGCAACAAGTAATGCAACAGTTGCAACAGAAGCAGCAAGAAGAAGAAGCTAAGCGACATCAAGAGCAAATCGAGCAGGAAGTGAATCAGGTAGCACAGCAGTATTTCGGAAAGATGGCTCAAGGTAAAGATATGTTCGAAGACTTTGAAGCAATCACAGCCGATTTTAACCCTGCTGAGTTCCCACAATTAGTATTTTTGGCTAACCAATTGGATAACACCCCAGCCATTATTTATGAGCTAAGGAAGAATCCAGGAAAGCTAGCTGACCTAGCAGTATTGGTTGAGAAATCACCCAGCATGGCTAGGAACGAATTGTCTAAACTTTCCGACTCAATAAAACGGAATGATGAGGCAAAACGTAACTTGCAAGAACCTCAAGACCCCTTAAACCGTCTGAAACCTTCGCCAGTGGGAACAGACAATGGTACAAAGAATGTACGAGATTATAAATCAGCTTCCTATTTAAGAGGCTAAATCTCACCAAACAGGTCATGTCTGTTCCTGATTAATAAGGATTTTAATCGGAGAAGAAGACATGGCCGTTCCAAATAACATTTTGCAACAAGTACAAACCTATCAGATGTCAAATCTGGCTTACCTACAGAACTTAAACTGTTTCGTAGCCACTGCTAATACCAAATTTAAGAATTTTGAGAAATTGACTGCTAACCTTGGCGACACCGTTACTTTCGATTTACCACCACGCTTTACCACTGCTGCAAGCCTTGTAGCTACATTTCAATCAGCTGACCAACGTGTTGAAAACTTAACCGTTGATAAAGCGATTAACGTAAGCTATGCATTCACAGCACAACAATTCATTTTCAACGTAGAAGACTACATGGAACAGTTCGGTAAAGCCGCTGTTATGGAAATGTCTGCTGAAATTGAATCTGATATTGCTACTGTGTGCGTAGAAGCTCCATACCGTTTCTACGGCGATGGTGTCACACAAATCAATTCTTACGGGCAACTCGCTGCTGCACTAGCAATGTATCGCAACTATGGCGCTGCTAAAGACAATACCAAGTTTTATTTAAGTGATATTGCTCAATCTGCAATCGTTAACACTGGATTGAATCAATTCGCTCCACGCCGTAACGATGAAGCCGCTAACTCTTGGGATGTTGGTGATTTTGATCGAGCTGCGTTCTATGTATCTAACTTACTTCCTGTACATACATCAGGAACTATAGGTGAAGACGGTACTGTATTGACAGTAGTATCAGTAGTCAAAGATGCTAACGATGCTGTCATTCAAATCGTGTTTTCTGGCGCTGGTACTGATGCTGATGCTGTTAAAGAATTTGATAAATTCCAATTTTCTGACGGTGTAAGCGGCCAACCTAACCTTCGTTTTTTAACATTCATTGGTCATAAAGTATCCAGCAACCCAGTTCAATTCAGAGCTACTGCTGATGCCGCTTCTTCTGGTGGTAACGTTACAGTTGATGTTTATCCTCCTTTGAAAGCTTCAGCCGGTAACACTCGTAACTTGAACTTCGCTATTGCTGCAGGCATGCAAGTTACTGCATTGCCCTCTCATAGAGCTGGAATGATAACTGCTGGTAATCCATTGTTCTTAGGTATGCCAATGCTTCCTGAAGAAGTTCCATTCCCTACTGGTAATGAAGTTGACCCTGATACTGGCGTAAGTCTTCGTATGTATTACGGAAGTCTGTTTGGGCAGAACCAACGCGGGATGGTGCATGATGCCATATGGGGAAAAAAGGCCGTGCCAGAGTATTTGATGAGCGTGATATTTCCCTTATAATTGAGAAATTAAATTAATTTCCTTCCCCTTGATTTAATGATAAGCTTTAGTATTAATTAAATCAAGGGGAGATTATGGTCGTAAAATGTGGAGAAAATAGGAAGAAAACTTGCAATACATGTAATGGATTAAAAGAAATAAATTACATGAACGATGATCATTGCGCTAAATGCAGAAGTGCTATTAATAAGGCTAAGCGAGAAGCAAAGAGAATCGCAGCAGGAAAACCTCCTAGAGGTTCTGGAAGAAGTATTTATTGCAGTACTTGCAAAAAAGAAAAAGAACCTGGTCGTGAAAATGAAAGTCGATGCAAGAAATGCAAGAGTGATGCATATAAAGCTAGAAATGCCGCGAAGCGAGAAGAATTAGGTCTTAAACCGTGGGGTTCTGGAAGAAAAGAAACTTGCAGTGATTGCGGAGAAATAAAAGAAAATATTAATGTGGGTTACTGCAATTCCTGTCACAGAAAAAGAGACAGAGATTGGCGTGTTAAAACTGGTAGAAGCATCAAAAACCGTACTGGAAAATGCCAGTGTGGCAATGAGATGGCATCTTATAGTAATTGTTATTGTGTAAGCTGTGCTTCGGAATGGCGTAGGAATTATCTTCGATCAAATCCGAAAATCAGAGAAAAGTTAAACAGAAGTGCACGAGAACGTTATTATAAAAGTGGAGAGGAGCAGTTCAAAGTTTATGTCCGTGGCATTACAAATCGGGCAATACAGATGGGTTATCTTATTAGAGGTTTATGTGAGATATGCGGTTCTTCTGAAAACATTGACGCTCACCATGATGATTATATGAAACCATTAGATGTTAGATGGTTATGTAGACTTCACCACGCAGAGCACCACAAGAACGAAAAGAAGTAAACTTGTAACGGAAGGCATGGAGCCTTCCTAAACTTATAAGGATATAAAAATGACAATCTCTACCCCAGTAGTAAACGCAGGAAACCAATACATTAATGGTCTGCGTATGGCTTATGCTAGTGCTACCACTTTTACCGTAAGCCAAGGCCTTTGCCGCAACTCTACTAACGTTAATGACATCATAGTAGGCCTTCCATTAAACGTAGCTGCTACGCAAACTGGCGAGCTTCCTGTGGATGCTGGTTCAGGCATCGTCACCGTTGATATTACCACTCATGGAGCTGGCGGATTAGACAATGGCACAATTGCTGCTAGTACCTTTTATGCAGTTCATGCGATTGGCGACAGTTTTGGCAATAATGAAGGTTCCGTGGTTATATCTACTAGCGTTACCGACCCATTATTACCAGCAGGCTATGACATGTTCCGTAGAATCGGCTTTATCAAAACCGATGGTTCTACTCATGTGTTAGCATTCCGTCAAGAAGGTGTATCAGTTGACAGATGGATGTGGTGGGATGTGGCGATTGCTACAAGTATTACTTCAGGCTCATCAGCTACTTTTGCAACTGTAGATTGTAGTGCTGGTATTCCAGCTATGGGTGTAAATAGTGATGCTAAATTCTTAGTAGCATTCACTCCAACCGCTGCAGCTGATAAATTAGAATTGCGTCCTGGATTATCCAGTGCAACTAATGGATACGCTAGATTGTCAGGAGATGTAGCAGCTGTTGCAGTAACTGACATTATGGAATGTCCTATTGATACTCCTTATACAGACGCTATTGATTACTTAGTGACTGGTTCTGCTGTAGCAATATCTGTTGCTGCTTACATGGACCAATTGGCTCCTCAATTGTCATAAGGAAATGCCATGGCCTACACGACGTTACAGCTCATCAACAATGCTTACTATGAATCAGGCATTGTTTCACGTGGCTTTGAGACAGTTGGAGGCCAGCAGGCTAACGATGGCTTACAATTCCTCAACGATTTAATTGCGGATAAGACTGTGGAAAATGGTCTTATCCCGTATTATCAAGAGTACAATTTTAACGCTATCATTGGACAAGAAAAATATTTCATACCAGATTTAATTGAGATTGATACTTTTGTGTTCTTTATAGACACAGTGCGTTATCAAACTGAGAATAGGGCAAGACGCGAATACTTTGGTACATCACGCGCTGATAACATTCAATCATTGCCGGGTAGTTGGCATATGGAACGTTGTTTCCAAGGTGCTAATCTCTATATTTATTTTAAGCCAAACCAAGCATTCCCATTAACCATATGGGGCCAGTTCAGGCTTCAACAGGTAGTTATAAATCAGGATTTATCGCTTACTTTAGATAGATTTTATATTAACTATTTGAAATTCGATTTAGCAGCTCGTCTATGTGCTGAATATAATTATACAGTCCCACCTGGTGTTGCAAAGGCTCTTGCTAATTATGAAGACAGTATTAGCAAGAAATCAGGGCCTATGGATTTGAGATTGGTTAAGTTATCCAGTCTGCAAAGACGTGGTTCCATTAACTACGGTCAGGTCAATATTGGCCATGGGTGGGTAAATTAATGGGCATGATGACTCCAGGCGGAACACAAATACCCGTTAAAATAGTCGGGAGCTCTATATTCGGACGTCATCATATTATTAGCGATGAGCGCACTTGGAATCTTTTTATCTCCGATGACTGGCTAATCAATTTCGCAGGCTATGAGCAAGCAGTAGAAATATTAGAAGAAGGTATTGAAGGACGCGGACTATTCCATTCTGTTCGTGGGAATTTCCTAATAGCAGTGTTAGGGTCTAATATTTATCGAATTGACCAAAATTTAGGCTTCACCTTTTTACTAAGTATTAATTCATCAACTGGCGAAGTATTTATGGATGAGAATTTAAGTTCTCAAATTGCCATAGTTGATGGAACAGCTACTGCATATATTTATAATTACGCTACATCTCCTGCGACCATTGGGCCAATCGTTTATGATAATACAGGTGGTGGCACAACATTTACTCCTAATTATGTAACCTATCAAAACACGTATTTTATCTTTGGAAATGGAGATAAAACGACTGCTGGCTCCCAATGGTTTGTTTATAGAAGTGCTTTTAATCCCTCAACCTTAGCTGACCCTTTGAAACTAAAATGGGTTCAAACTCTTACCCTGCAAACTAAACCAGATTTTGCCTTGGCCTGCATTCGAATCCCAAGTCATGGTAATAACTTGCTAGTTTTAGGCTCAACGGTTGCAGAGATTTGGACAAATATCGCTGGGCTACAAGTTTATCAACGCCAATCCTCAATCAACATCGATTATGGAGTAGCTTCGGTTTCTACAATTGCAGCCTCCGATGACATGGTAGCTTGGCTAGGTATTAATGAGAAATCAGCTCCAGCAATAATGGTGATGGCTGGTGGACAAGCTCAGCGCATATCAACTGATGGTATCGATTTCCTTTTAAGTAGAGTATTTAGACCTGACAAGTCTACAGCCATGTTCTATCGCCAAGACGGCCATGTGTTTTACATACTTACTTTTTTTGACCAGCTAGATAATTTCTCAATCATGTATGACTTCACTACGCAGAAGTTTTTTGACATTACAGATTGGGACTTTACATATCATCCTGCAAGACAAATGGCTTACTTCAATAATGATATTTACTTTGTGTCATTGAAGCAAGGTAGCTTAATGCGCATTAGCACTAATTTAACATCAATTTCTACAAACATTCAAAATGACTATGAAATTCCAAGAGTTAGAAAATGCGATACCTATAGACTTCCTGGAAGTGACCGATTCATCGTTAATCAATTCAGTTTTACCATTGAAAATGGTGTAGAGCAAAATGTTGATTTCCAATTTGAATGTGATGGATTTATTCTAGGCGAATCTAGTGGCCTAACGATGTACTCAGAAGATGATTTACCGCTTCTAGTTGAAGGTGGAAGTTGTCAAATTTATAGACCAAGAATTGATGTTACTTGTTCGAAAGATGGTGGTGAAACTTACGGTAATGCAATTCCTTATTACATGCATGCTACAGGAAAATATAAGAATCAACCTAGATTTCATCAATTAGGTGAAGCCAATCAATTTACGATTCAGATGAGATTCTGGGGATTTGGCGCAGTCGTAATAGCCAATGGATTTTTGGAGGTAAGACAATGATTATCCCAACTTTCCAGTCCGTAAAATATGTTGATGAAAAAGGCTACCTTACAACTCAGATGCAGATGTACAATGACGAATTAAATAACATATTGCGAAATGGACTTTCCGATAATGGTTGGACATTACCCACTGTAACTCAAGCACAATTGGCAACAATTAATGCTTTACCAACTGACCAAGCATTGCCAAATGGTACAATATGGTATGTTGCAGAGCCGGCCATCAATCCTACTTACAATGAGATTGTAGTTAAATTGGATGATGGAACTGGAACGGGTACAAGCGCATTATACAAGTTAACTAAGACAGCCTATCCATAGGGAGATTTATATGAGCTGGTTAAGCAATTTATTTGGTGGCGGAGCTAATCCAATGGATTCTGCTAATCAATATTTAAATCAAATTCCTGGAATTGCTCATCAAGGTTATGACCCATACGTTAATGCGGGACTGGATGCATCTGGAAAAACAAAAAGTGCATATGAAGGATTAATGAATGACCCTACTGAACTCATAAATAAGATTATGGGCCAGTATAAAGAATCTGAAGGATATGGATTTGCTAAAGATAAATTATTAAAAGAAATGAGTAATGCATCAGCAGCCGGCGGTGTAGCTGGAACTCCAATGGACCAAATGAATCAAGCTGAAGGTGTTCAAGGATTACTTTCTAAAGATATGCAACAGTTCCTACAGAATGCTTTAGGTCGATATGATACCGGCTTACAGGGTGAAGAAGGTATTGCTGGACGTGGATTTGATGCTTCTGGAAAGTTAACTGACGCACTGGGAGGAGCTTTAAATCAACAAGGCGGATTAGCATTCCAGAATGCTCAACAAAATAATAAGAATAAAAATGGTCTTTGGAGTATGTTTGGTAAAGCATTAGGCGCTGGTGCCGGTGGACTGCTTGGCGGTGTTCCTGGAGCTAGTATTGGCGCTGGCATATTCGGCTAAGGGGAAATTTAATGGCGATTCAATTTACAGATTTTTCAAGAGTTCCATTACTCGATTCTCCATGGGAGAATATGTTAGAAAATGTTTTGAAAGGCTATCAGATATCGCAAGAGCCAGCCAAGATGAAAGAAGAACAATCTACGCGACAATTGGCTAACCAACTCAAAGAACTTGAAATAAAACATAAGCCAAAAGAATATGCTTTAGGGGACCAGGAAAAAGGATTAGCTAATGCGCTTAAATCTAAGGCTCTTGAGCACTATGAAGAAAAATTTAATCTTGAGAAGCAGTATAAGCAAGCCCAGATTCAGAAAGCTTTGCAGCAGAAAATTGGTGGAAGTCCGAAGGCTAATGGAGAATTGGCTAACTTCATGGTTTCTCATCCAGATGCTACTCCAGATGAAATTCGCTCAGCTTATGAAGAGATTCATGGATCTAAATTAGCACATGAGCAAGCTGTCACTGAGCGAAGCAAAGATATTACAGCCGGAAATTCTTTCGATCATCAACCTACGAATGATAAGAAGCAATCTGTAGCCTTGATGAAAGGCATGGGTGTAGACCCTGTAGAAGCTGTTTCTTATCTGCGTAAGAAAGGTAATAGTCCATCCACCTATGCTAAAGAGAAAGGTATTGATATTCACACTGTTACGCCAGATTATGCTGCTGGTGAACAGAATATTAAAATAGCTCAGCAAGCAGCTGCTTATATGGATGAACTTGATAACCTAGAAGGTCATATTAGTGCTGGTCTTGGTAAATACCAGAATAAGATATTAGGGTTTTCTCCTGCGCAAATAGCCGATGCTTCTTCAAATGAAGATCCAGAAACTCAAGGTATGGTTTTAGCTTCACGTGCTTTGTTGCCAGAATTAAATGCCATACGATTAAAGATTGCCGGTGCTAATATAGGTATTGAAGCTTTGAAAGAGTTGGAAAGTAAATCTTTAGGAACGTTGCATATATTTGAGAGCTTAGTTAGCCCAGAAGCATATGCAGCTTCTCAGAAGTATATGAATCAATGGATTAAGCAAGCTGGTCAGGCTCGAAATAAATCATTAATTGGCAATAGTATGCTAAAAACTAATCAGCAGAAGTCGGCTGATAAAGAATCTCATGCAGGTAAAGTCTATGACTTGTCTACTGGTCAATGGGAGAATCAGTAATGGCTAATATCAAAGTCAGATTGCCTTCTGGTCAACTGGTTCCAATGAGAGTTCCTGATGATTGGGATCAGAAAAAGATTACTGAAGAGATTCATAAGCAATTTCCTATTAAGGAAAAATTTGCTGAGAATTTGAATAAGGGTAAAGCAGAATCTCCTGAACCTAAAGAACGCACTGGACTGCTTGGAGTTGGATCAGATTTAGCTCAAGGTTTAAGCGGAGCAGCTAAATTTGCAATAGATATTCCAAAGAAGCTTGAGAAATCAGGCAAGTACATCGAAGAGAATCCTGGATCATCTATATTGCATAATGCTGGTCAATTGGCTGCCGAAGCAGGAGATATTGGTAAGGGATTAATTAACGCACCTTATAATTTGAATCAATACTTAGCCCGCAAGCACTTACTTCCTCAAGTTCTAGGTAAATTGGGTAAGATTATACCTCATTTACCTGAAAATATGGGAGTAGAAAAAGCTTTGGGATTAGAGGAAGACGTGAATAAAGGGGATGACTTAATTAGAGCCATTCCTGATATAGCTTCAATTGCAGTTGGTGGTTTTCCTTTGGGTAAAGCTATTGTCAAGAAAGCGACGTCAGCTAGCAAGGAGAGGTTATTTAAACGTGCATTAGAAGAGAATATAGATAAAGCAGCTAAAGCCAAAGGACTTGCGAAGGGTGAGCTTGATGAGCTTAAAGATTCTTTAGCTCTTGAATATTCTAAGACACATCCTAGTGGTATTGGTGAGCTTACACCTACTGGACAGAAAGTCGCTATTAATCAAAAGAATATTAAGCTTTCTGAGAATCCCATGAGAAATGAGATTCCTGAAGGAGAAGTTCCTTCTATTCCTGAAAGACCAGATACTAAGGCTATGTTGGAACAGCATCAGAAGGCTATTGATGAAGCCAAGGAATCAGCAGAGAATCATTTAGATATATTGAATAACCCAACCATTAAGGCTGGCGGCAAGATTAAGAAGGCTATAGAGAATCTTCATGACAAGGCGTCTGACTTATATAAAGCTGCACGCAATCATTACTCAGACAAGAAAATTATGGCAGATAATTCTGCTGAGATTAAAGATGCCACTCAGGAACTTGAAGCTCTTAGAGATGCTGATGAATTAGCTCCTGGTTATGGTTCTGGTACAGCTGAACAGAAAGCTCTTGAGGCAAATATTGAGGCACTTAAAGGAGAGAAAGTAAATGCGTCCGATATTTTTGATTTACAGCGAACGATGGAGAAAATGGCTGAAAATACTCGCGACAAACAATTTAGCTCTGGAAAAGGTCTTACTGATTTACAGCGTAAGCGGTATGGAGAAATCGCTGACAAGTTAGATGCACATGCTGAGAAGCTTGCCAAGCGTCTTGAATCTGTTGGTGGCAAAGACGTTCGCAAGATTATCACTGAAGCGAATAAGGGTTGGCGTACTTACAAGCAACTTTCCAAAGAGAATCCTGTTGGTAAAGCAGCCTATAAGGCAGGAAGTGTGCCTAGTCAGACTTTAATTGAGCTTGCCAAGGATCACCCAGCCAATGATTTTCTGAAGGGATTGGTGAATTCAGATGAGGAACTTCGTAAACAATTACTGGCAGCCTATTCAGGAGAGAAGAACGTCAATAAGCTTTTAAAGCCAAGTCGCGTGATTGATGAATACGTTAAGTCATTACCTGAAGTGGAAGAGAAACTGAATGCTTTTAAGAACGCCTTGTCTGATTTCAAATCGGGTGAGAAAGAAGTTGCTAAGATTGATAAGGCACATGATGCTTTGGTAAAGTCCATGAAGGATGCAGCTGATGCTAAAAAGCTTCAACAACAGATTAAATTCCATGAACAAGCAATTCCGAAGATTAAGGCTAAGATGGACAATCTTGATGCTAAGAGTGCAGAACATGCTAAATTAGAGAAAGAATTGAAGATGCACGAGCAGCACTTAGCTGATAAGAATCATTTATTGAGAAAGTATGGAACTAAAGTGATTGGGTTCCTAGGTATAAATGAAATTGCTAAGAAGTTCGGTATTTAATCATCGAACATCATATCGAGCATTCCTGGAACGCCGTAGTAAGCTATTATAAGCCAGAATAATGTAGATAACATATTGTCCTCCTGTGTAATTAATGGGCATTATAGAGTGAAGTTGAATAGAAATCAAGCAAAAGGATTTTGCAATGACAATACCATTAGACCCAAGGTTTATTCCCGCGTTCTCCATAGAGGACGTGATTTTAGACAAAGATACGGGAGCACCTTTATCTGGTGGTCTTGTTTATTTCGAAATAGATGACCAACGTGGATCACCAAAGTTTGTTTATCAGATTACAGGAACATCTCCTAATTACACATTTACTCAATTGCCCAATCCAATGACATTGAGTTCTATCGGTACGTTTGTTGATTCTTTGGACAATCCTGTAATTCCTTATTTTTATCCATATGATGCTAATGGCGATGTAGAATTATATTATGTACGTGTGACAAGCTCGACAGGGGTGCCACAATTTACTCGTGAAGCTGTACCTTATATTTCTAGTAATGGCTCTGGTTCTGTAACTGCAGCATTCGAAAATGAGATATCCAACCCTCAATTCGCAGAAATATTATTTCCAACTACATCCGCTAATTATGTTTACAATTTTAACGCGGCCAGTAGCCAGGAAGTTATTATTGCTCCAGACTGGTCCATAATTGTATCTAGTGTTGCCGCAGCTACAGTAACAGTATCTCAAGTAAGACCAGCAGGTGCATTGAATATTATTACTAATCCTGGAACGATATTAACAATAAATTCAGCTGGAGTGAGTAGTCTAAGATTAAGGCAAAGAATTTATGGTTCGCCAAATTTGTGGGGGTCTGGTTGGATTGCAGGAAGTTTTGTGGCTAAAACATTTTCAGGAAGTTCAGCTGTATTAGAAATGTTTTACAGTCAGTCCAGTGGTGTTGTAGTTGACCAACTAATCGCATCAGCAACATTACCAGCCAGTGGTAATTATGCAGCTTATCCGGGTTCATTTAATATCCCTGTATCAACGAGCGCAGAGTTTTATCCGGATGCTTATATTGATATTTATTTTGAAATTCCACTAAGCACTCAGATTGGACTCACAAGCGTGATGTTAGCTTCTACAGGTCAGGCTAATGTTTCAGGAATTATCTACGACCAGGAATCAAATTATCGCCAGATTGACCATTTATATCATTATTATAATTTGCCATTACAATTTAAGCCTGTACCAAGTCTTTTAACTGGTTGGGATTTTCCATTGAATCCTACTCAGTTTGGTGCCACCAAAACTATGACTACAACTCCGGCTTATATCTGGGACCAGACTATAGGTGCAACTTTTAATACTAATGCATCAGTAGTTAAGTCAGTAGCTTATGGTTCTTTCTCAGTTACTACAGCCCCTGGGACTTCCGATGTAGTTATGATAATGCAGTATTTATCAGGATTTGAGGCAAGAAAAGTTGTAGCCACTGATTTATCAGTGAATATCCAGGGATACTCATTAACTGGTACTGCTGATGTACGAGTTTATTTAATGAGAGCCCCTGCAGCAACGCCAATTCCAACATTGCCAAACATTCCTGGTGTTTTACATGCTGATGGAACATTTGATACTCCTACAGCAGGATGGACGTTTATTCCAAGAGGAAATTTTGGCCAAGCCTTTGCGCAATTGGTTCCAAGTACTTCAACTCCTTTGCCAGCTGGAGATATTAAATTTACTGGATGGGAAGTGGTTGAGGGGTCGGAATTAATAGATACTGATAAGTTTGCTATAATTGTGACATTTAATTGTCCAACAGTATCAACAGTAATAAACTTACAATCTATTTCATTAACTCCTGGAGATATTGCAACAAGGCCAGCTCCACAGACTGTAGATGAAGTCTTAAGAGAATGTCAGTATTATTATGAAACATCAATGACACCTGGCATTGTTCCCACAGCAGGAGGAGATGGTAATGGCCGTGTGGCTTATCAATTAGCAGATGGTAGTGGTGTCAATGTCGATATGTATGCGACACCTTTTGATATTGTGTTTAATACTCCTAAGCGTGTTGCAAACATAGCAGGATTTGGTATTTATTCACCGACCTTCGGGACTCCAGGAGATGTTGATGCCTATGTTTATACAAATGGTACATTTAGAGGAAGCAATCCTAAAAGCTCTACTAGTTGGACATTTTCAGTATCAGTAAGAAATGTTCGTGCAGTAGGTAACACAGCAACTCCTGTAATATCGGCACTTAGCGTTTCTAGTAGTCTTCCTTGGGTTGGATTGATTTATTATCAATTTTCAATGGATTCAAGGTTAGGGATATATTAAATAAGGATATAAAATGACAACTCAATATAAGTTACAGAAAGATGTTGCTGGATACAATGGATTTGGTTTGCCTCCATGTGACCAGAAATATAGTGCATCTTTGGCAGTAACTACAGATACAACTTTGACTGTTCCAAGTTCTGGATCTATTGGCGCGCCTTTAAATCAAGTCAATAGGTTTTTAGCGGTAATACAGGTAAAAGCAAATGCATCGGTATGGTTAGCTATTAATGCGACTGCTGCTGTCCCAGTTGGAACAACATTTGCCGCGACTACATCTGATTTAATCATCGGAGGTCAATACTATGCAATAGAAGTAAAAGCAGCTGATGTAATGCATTTTATTGCCCCTGTTGCCGCTACAGATATATTAGTTAAGTTTTACGCTCTGCCTGCCAATTAAGCGCACTGCGACCCAATATCACAAGGAGTGTGGTTATGGCTTTAGTACCAGATCAAAAATTTAGTACCTTCAATAATGGTGGAAACTTAGCAGTCAATGACATTATTGTTGGTCTGCGCGGTGGCCTTAATACCCGTTTTACTTATACAGGTGAATTGCCTGTAGGAGTAGTTGTTCCTATTAGCCAAGGTGGAACAGGTGCTACAACAGCTGCCGCAGCCAGAACTAATCTTGGTTTAGGTACTATGGCTGTCCAAGATGCAAATGCTGTTGCTATTACAGGTGGCACATTAACTAGTGTTTCATTAGTAACTTCAGCCTTAGGAACTCCTACATCTGGAGTTTTAACTAATGCTACTGGCTTGCCATTAACTACTGGAGTAACTGGCAATCTTCCTGTAACCAATCTCAATAGTGGTACATCAGCAGGAGCTACGACATTTTGGCGTGGCGATGGTACTTGGGCGGTTCCAGCAGGAACGGGAGTAACTTCTGTTAGCGGTACGGCTAATAGAATTACATCTACAGGAGGTACAACGCCTGTAATTGATATTTCAGCGGCTTATGTTGGTCAGAGTTCTATCACTACATTAGGTACGATTGTAACTGGTGTATGGAATGGAACTGCTATTGATTTAGCAACCTATGTTACTGGCAATTTAGCAGTAACACATTTAAATTCAGGCACTTCAGCAAGTAGCAGCACGTTCTGGAGAGGTGATGGCACATGGGCCACTCCGGCAGGTACAGGGGTAACAAGTGTTTCAGGAACCGCAAATAGGATTACATCCACGGGTGGTACGACTCCAGTTATAGATATATCTGCAGCATATGTAGGACAAACTTCTATTACAACTCTTGGTACGATAGGCACAGGGACTTGGCAAGGCTCTGTTATAACAGAGATATATGGAGGCACAGCTCAATCTAGCTATACATTGGGTGATATATTATACAGTTCTGCTTCAAACACCCTGTCCAAATTAAGTGGTAATATCACAAGTGCAAAGCAATATTTATCTCAAACCGGGACAGGAGCTGTATCGGCTGCTCCAATTTGGGCTACCATTTCAGGTTCAGATATCACCGGTGCGGCTCTTACTAAAACTGATGATACAAACGTCACTTTGACGCTTGGAGGAACACCTTCAACTGCGTTATTAAGGGCTACTTCATTAACCTTAGGTTGGACTGGTCAATTAGATTTGACTCGAGGTGGTACAGCAGCAAGTTTGACTGCTAGCAATGGTGGAATAGTTTATTCGAATGCTAGCACTCTTGCTATTTTGTCCGGTACTTCTACAGCACAACAATTATTGTTATCTGGAGCCAGTACAACTCCTCAATGGTCTACAACTACATATCCATTAACAAATGCTATAAATACTTTGCTTTATGCTTCAAGTGCAAATGTCATGGCTGCATTAGCAACTGCTAACAGTGCGGTGTTGGTAACCAATTCTTCTGGAGTGCCTGCTTGGTCTGGAACTATGACTAATGGCCAGTTAATTATAGGCTCTACAGGTGCTACTCCTACTGCGGCTACATTAACAGCCGGAACTGGAGTTTCTATTACTAATGGAGCTGGAAGCATTACTATTTCTGCGGCAACTTCGGGTATAGCCTGGACTACAGTCTCAGGAACGACTCAGACAGCTGCGGTGAATAATGGATATGTAACAAATAATGCTGGTGCTGTAACAGTAACTTTGCCAACAACATTTGCAGTGGGTGATACCGTCACAGTTAAAGGTTTAGGCGCAGGTGGATGGGTCTTAGCCGCAGGAACTGCAACTACTATAAGAATTGGCTCAAGTGTAACCAGTTCAGCGGGAAGTTTAACATCAGCGAATCAATATGACACAGTAAAAGTAACAGGATTAGTTGCTAATACCACATGGTCTGTAGATTATGCTTTCTCAGCTGGATTAACAGTTGCCTAGATAAGGAGATTTAAGTGGCCACGAATAACCAAGTTAACGTCGGATTATCTGGCGCATCGGGAACAGGAAGTTTTGCAGGGACAACCTCACCTACCTTTGTAACTCCTGTTTTAGGTGCAGGTTCTGCTACAAGTTTAAGTTTTAGCTCTACTTCAGGCATTATTGGAACAACGACTAATAATGATGCTGCTGCTGGCTCAGTGGGTGAATTTGTATCATCAGTAATTGCAGCTGCTTCGGCAGTATCTGTAACATCTACAACTATAAAAGACATCACTTCGATCAGTTTAACGGCCGGCGATTGGAATGTGTGGGGAAACGTTGTTTTTTTATTTGCTACCGCTACCAACTATACAGCTTTGATTTCTTGGGTTTCTTCTACATCCGTTACTCAGCCTGATGCATCATTGATAACCGATTTTTCAAATTCTGGAAATGCCCCTGGTAATGGAAGTGCTATCTCATGCAACACATTAATGAGAAGATTTTCCTTATCTGGAACTACAACAATATATGTATCGTCTCAGCAAGTATTTACAGGTGGGACAATGACAGCCTGTGGAGGAATTTATGCAAGGAGGATAAGATAAATTGAGAATAAAATAATCAGTTAAATTAATTGCATAGATTTCAAAACAGAGATGTCACTAACTAACTTAAGGATGAGGTGAAGAAATGAGCATAATAAACATTCAAACCGTACAATCAGGACTTGTAGGAGTGCTACCAAGTCTTGCTTATATTGATACAAGTTCAACAGAAGCAGCAGCTCTTACAACAGGATTTTTAAATAAAGAAGTTGCTAATGGCGTGCAATTTTCTCTACCTTGTATTGCTGCAGTAAGCACTCAAGAAACGCCAACTGCTGCTAAAAGAGTAGGATGGTATCAAGTAGCTCACGTAGGAGCCGATTGGTCTTTGATTCCTGCGGGCAATCCAGGAGATGTGACTTTACCAACCATAGCTAACCACATTGCCACTTATACTAATACCACTGGTACATTAAGTGAAGATGCTGCAACCGCAATCAATGGCGGTAATATTCAAGCAGGTTTATCTGGAACTGCAGGTTATCTAGCATCATTTCCATCTACAGCAGCAAGAGGTTCATTAAGAGTAACCGCTGTGGCTAATACGGGCGATACTTTAGTGACTATTAGTAATGCCCTACATGGACAAGCGTCTGTATATAGCATTCCTGATTCTGGTGCTTCCACTGCCAATTTTATTATTTCAAAATTAACTGGAACTCAACATATTACAATAGGTGGCTTGCAAGTAGATGCTGGAGCATTAATTTCAGGTTTATCTACAGGTGGCTTCGTTGGTAAAATTCAATTATTTCCAACAACCACTACAACTGGGTCATTGACACTTCAAGCTACTCCTGCGGCCGGAAACTTTGCTTCTACTATTACCAATGCTGCTTTTGCACAGGCTGTAGCGTTTACAATTCCAGACCCAGGTGCAGCAAGTGCTAGCTTTGTTTTAAGCACAAGCAGTGGCGGACAAAGCATAGCTGGTGGCTTAACAGTCTCAACCGGCAATATCACTGCAACAGCAGGAAACTTGGTTGCTGGCTCATCAGGCGCAGCTGGAACTGTTAGCTCATTCCCGGCTACTGCGGCTAATGGCAGTCTACTATTAGCAGCTGTGAACGCTGGTGGGGCTTTCAATACTACAATTAGCAACGGTGCAATGGGTCAATCTACTGTATACACTATGGGCGACATTGGAGCTGCTACAGGTGGTTTAGTTGTAGCTACATCTGCTATAAGAATGAAATCTGTTGCCGGCGCTGCTGCAGCTGGTGGTAATGCGGCTCAATCTTTCACTGATGCATTTTGTACTTCAGGAAGTAATGTGGTAGGTAATTGGAATACTCAAGCTAATGCAGCTTCAGTATTAACAATTGTTCCTGGGAATGGTAGCTTTGTCGTTACATCCACTGCTGACGCAGGTGTAGGAACTTTTAATTATATTATTACAAAATAATTATACACCTTGGCCTGAAATAAATCTCAGGCCAATCTCTTATAACTATCCTAGTCTTTGTTAATCGATTATACTTCAACCGGGATTTAACTAGCATAAGGATAAAATATGAATCTTGAAATATTCAAGTCTCGTTTGCAAGAAATTGATGCAGCTATTGTTAATGTATCTAATCAATTAAATGCATTGCAAGGCCACAAAGCTGAAGTAGCTCATTGGATATCACAGTTTGAAGAACAATCTAAAGCAATAAATGAAAACCAGGTTGAAGCTCCTGCTGAACCTGTGGTAGCATAACCGCTCTTAATGGCTCCCACTTACGTAACTTTGATTCTCCTTCAAGCTATGACGTGCGAGCCATTTCCCTAATACTATAAGGATGTACTATGGATATTAAGTTAGCGGAAGCATTGCTAAGACGCAAAGAATTAGCAGAAAAATTAAATATACTTCGTCATTTCAAAGATAATCAAGCTTTTTACGAAGTTCGCGGCCAACGTGTGAAAGTAACTGAAGGATTAGAAGATATTAATGTAAATTATCCTAAACTTGAGCTATCACAAGTTACTGCTGAATTTGACTTCGTCGCCAAACAACTCCGCTTAGTAGATGCTTTAATTCAACAGGCCAATTGGACTACTGTACTTGAAGTAGACCCAATGGTTATGGAAACCTACAGTAAAGCATAACACCGTATAAGATAGCTGAATGGTATGAGAAAGGCCGCTAGGAGCCTTAATCCTTAGCAACAACGTTGTTGCGGAGCCAGAGGTTGACTGTAACAACCAACTTAGACGCCAAATGGTTAGGCACCTCACTGATAATGAGCTCTTCGCTGAGAAGATAAGGGGTTCGAATCCCCTCTTACTGTCCTTGAACTCCAACTAATTGAACCTCTAAGATCCGAAGTTCCGAATGACCGATTAGTCGCGCTTAGGCCATCCCTATGTTGCCAGTAAATCCGATTTCCGAATAACAGAAATCCGAATAACCAACTCATAATTCAGCTATCCTTTTATTCTTTAAAATCAATGCTATACTCATGTTGATAGCCGCGGTTTTTTATGACTTCCTTGTAATGAATGACTCCACCTTTTCCACGGCTATCACAACTGAGATGAACATGAAGATAGTACGTCAAGGACTGATATTCATTTTTACGATTTATCTATCACTTGCCTATATGGTCGGGTGCGCTCATTTTCATTCCGTAAAATTCATCAATGAAGCTTGCATTATTCCCTTAGTAGGATATGAATATAAGACATGTAAAGCCATTAAGGTAACCATAGATGATAAAAAATATATCGTACCTAAGAATTTTGAGACAGATTTGGCGAGCATTCCGCGTGTATTCTGGTCTGTGTTTGCGCCTCAATACTCAGGCTTCGTCGCACCTGCAATTCTTCATGATTACTTATACAGGTGTCATAACAACATTACTCGCCAATTCGCTGATGAAGTTCTTTACTCAGCATTAATCGCAGAAAATGTAACTCCTTTTACAGCATCTAAATTTTATTTAGGGGTGCGTTTATTTGGCGGCTCTCATTTTCTAAACGGAGAATGCTAATGACTCATGAAGAAATGTTTCAATCCTGCGTAAGCTCCATTTTAGAACATGAAGGCGGTTTAACCACAGATAAAGCTGACCCAGGAGGTACCACTCAATGGGGAATCTCACTTCGATATCTTAAATCTATGGGTTTAGACCTCAACGGAGATGGAATCATCAATGATGAAGATGTTATAGGACTTCATAAAGATGGGGCAATTGAAGTGTATCGAAAATATTGGTGGAACAAATTTCATTATGCAGCATTTAACGAACTGGTAGTTGTAGAAAAAGTGTTCGACCTAGCCGTTAACATGGGTGGCATGGCGGCTCATAAGTTGCTCCAGATTGCCATCAATCGCTTGCGAGAGCAGCCCATTAAAGTTGATGGAATGCTAGGTGGACTTACGATTGGCGCAGCGAATTCTACGGACGGAACTTCCCTGCGTCAACAGTTAAGGGAATGTGCTGAACATAAGTACATTGAAATTTTGGCAGCTAACCCAGCTATGGAATGGTGTAGAAAAGGATGGATGAACAGGGCAAACTGGTAACCTTAACACTTCCTTGGCCACCAAGTGTTAATTCATATTGGCGCAGAAATGGGTCTCGCTATTTTGTAAGCGCAAAAGGAATACAATATCGAAAAGAAGTATTTTTTATAGCTTATGATGTTAGAGCAAATTCTATATTCCCTAAAGATGAACGCATTTCAGTGTCTATTAAAGCTTATCCTCCAGACAAAAGAAAAAGAGATTTAGATAATATTTTAAAAAGCCTTTTGGATTCATTACAGCATGCTGGCGTATACGATGATGATAGCCAAATTGATAAACTATACATCGAGCGATACACGCCATTAAATTCACAAGTAATCGTTACAATAAATAATTGTGGTTACCAGGGAATATCATCATCTATCATTGTTGGAGCTTGAGGTTTTGCTTTCATCGCTGGCGCATGCTCTTTAGTCTTTGGCATTAATTTAATGTCATGAGCAATGATAAAATGCTTTGTTCTTTCCTGACCGTCTTGACCATTGTATTTTTGACTGTCCATTTCACCTTGAACGTATAATAAATCACCAATTGCTACATATTTTTCAGCTATTTCAGAAAGTTTATTAAATAGAGTAATGTTATGCCAAGTTACTTTCTCTTGTTTCTCACCATTTTTTGTGAATTTCTTTGAAGTAACCATACTTATATTTGTAATTTTTACACCACTAGAAGATGTTTTGGTTTCAATCTTTCCTACTCGACCTAATATCTGAGCCATGTTAATCATAAAGTTCCCTTATAATGCAGTAATTTCTCAATAAAATTAGTTGATGCTTCTCTAGACAATTCTTCAATACAATCTACTTCATAATAATCTAAAGCTTTTTTTACTCTATCTTCAGTAAAGAGTGTCTCAATGATGAGTTTCTTAATTTTAGAATGTAATTCAGACGTTTCTTCCTCAATCTTATTTTCAGATAAGTCGCATTTGACTTCTGTAGATTCTTCGTCAGAGATTTTATCCTCCATAGGTAAAGAGCTTCCATAAACTGTGTCCAAATTCTCAATATTAACTCCTTGCTTAATCAAAATATCCTTTTTCAAAAGCTCTGTACGCGATGCTTTATTCTCTTTTGTAGCTAATTCCCCATCAATATAGTCTTCCACTTCTTCACGAGGCTTTATCCCTTTAAGAGCATCTGGAAATGCATCTCTCAAGCCAAATCCCCTAGCACGAAGCTTTAACATACGCTCAGGATATTGATTCCATACACCACCTTTGGCCAACAATCCTGCCTTTTTGGCCATCTCTAACGTAAACACACTTTCTTTATCAGCTTTACCCTTGCGCTTAACAATGCATGTATAGCCTATAACTGCTTCATTCTTAATTATTGGTGTTTCAATAATGTCTTCAAAATCTTTGTGCGACATACACAAGGCCAACATATCATCACCCCACATAGCAGGCTTACCGTTAATCACCGCAATACATTGCATTGATTGTTCTGGAGTTAGTCCCACTTGATAACCCATAGACCAGCAAAGAAATAAATCTTGTGGCTTTCCTCTAAAGCATTTAGGAACTAAATCACTACTAGCAAGCTGTCCTGCTAATTTCATGTAATGCGGCGCTAAATCTTTAGAAAATAAACTATCATCCAAGCGATTATTTCTGACGTTCGGCTCTTGCCTAAATTCCTCTTTTACCAGCTCTAGCTCTGTATTTCTCATGTAATCCCTCACTTAATATTAAAAACCCGCGTCCCTTTTTTAGTCGCTTTCCATGTAGCAACAATTTCACCTTCTTGTCCCATGAGATATTCAGCGTGCCCCATGTGGGACATCAATTCCATCTTGAGCTTATCTTCTTCAGCATTTAAATCTTTTATAGAAGCCTTCACATTCATTAACCCCACTAACGCATTCGAAGTTCTAAAATTAGTATTAACAACTTTATCTGGATGAGGCTGAGGGAACTTTAGTCGGCAATCAAGAGTAGTAATAGGAGGTGGCTCAATCCGATTCTGAACGCAATTCCAAAACTCTATATCCGCTTTAAGAATTAGGTCTTCTAAGGCTTTATCGCGTTCATAAATAAATTGTCTATATTCCATTCCACCTATCAATACTGCACAATAGCCGCGAGTTGCATTGGTAATCAAACATTGCTTAGCAATTTGAATTAGATAAACGAGAGGGATTCCATCTGTAAGCGCCATATCCCATTCTTTGCGCTGAAAACTATTAGCAGACTTAGCTTCAATGATTGCATTCTCAGATTCAATCCAACCATCAAGATTAGCAAAAATAAATGGATAATCTGGATGATAAACCGTATCGGGAAAAGATACTTTAACATCATTTTCTTCAGCAAATCTTTTGATAATAAGAGGCTCCAGAGCATTACCCCAGTACTGCTGCTCCGTCAATTCATCACTTGATTCTAATTGGCCTGTCTTTTCTAGATACAACTGATAAGGTGTTTTATAGGATGAATATCCCATGATAATAGGCGTGTCACTTGCACCAATACCTTCACATCTTTTTGCGCGTTGCTCATCCGTTAACATATAACTCCCTCCTGGAAGCGTACATTGTGGATGAAAATTAAGGTTAAATCAATCAGTGGAATTAAAACAGGGTTTAGTTTATACTGTTAACAAATTTTAACAGAGAATCACTATGACCATTGAAGAAGTAATTGCGTGGTTTGGCAATCTCAACCAAGCTTGTATTGCTATCGATATTGCATCGCAGAACATGACTAAGTGGAAGAAACAAGGTTATATTCCATGGAAGCAGCAGTTTAAAATAGCAACTGTCACTGAAGGAGAGCTTTTGCCAGACGACGAGGACCCATATTTAATTAGAAATCCGAAGAAACCTAAGTGTGTAAAAGGAAGAACAATAATTCAAAGGGAGATGAATAATGAGGTTAGTTCTATTTAGAATATTTTCATTTTTTGCAATTTTTATATTTGCCCAAGCTGCTGTATTACCTTGGGTAATATCCAATAATTACTTACCTTTATGGCTTGATATAGCGCTTATTTCTTTTGTTATTGTGGTATGGCTAGCAATTATAGACCGTTTTGTTTATCATTTTATCAGGTTATTAAAAAAGAAAGATGAACTACTTGATTAGCTTATTGAATTCATTGATTTTTCAGAGTAAATTACGCTGCAAATCAAGGGGAAGTTTTTTAAGCCTCCCCTAATCGCGAGAATAAGTAACTCCTTACATTAAATATTCTCTAGTAATAACTAAAATTACAGGGCTATTAGAAATTACATGGACACAATTTTACATAAAAGATCTGCAGAATCAACCCTTCTCAATAAATTTAATTTAAATTGTCAGAATTATTTCAAGACAAAGGATGTCAAAAATGAATATACTGGAAGTTATTCGCGCACGGATAATACGAGATTACCCTACCATCAGCGACGAAGAATTAGAACTCAGACTGTCTATTGCGGAGAAAATACTTGAACCTTTATTAGAATAAATAAGGGCATCCTGCCCTACAACTTGGGTAAAGCGATGATATTGCCTGCCAGCATGTCGCTTTATATACACTTTCACAACAACAAATTTATAAAAAATTTGCGCAACAAAAAAAATTGCACAACAGAAGGATTATATCATGACTGCGAACAAAAACGGAACACAAATTGGATTAAAAAGGACAAAAGCACGTTATATTATGATTCGTGAAGATATTCACGAAGCCCTCGACCTTTACACTCTTTCGTTATACATGGCTTTTCGCTATGAATCAGATTACGACCAAGAAGACGCAATTATTAAACGCTCAGCTAAATTTCTTTATGAAAAAGCAAAAATTTCTAGGCGACAATTTTTTATTTCTTTAAACAAATTAGAAGACCTTGGACTGGTGCTTAGAGACAGTGAAAACAGCTTAAACTCTATATCTGTTTACCATGTAGCTCAGGAGCTGGGTTATTTTAATACAGATTGTAGGGGAGTGCATGATATGCACGGGGTAGTGCACCACATGCATACGGATCATTATTCTTTACCATTAAGTAATATAAATATTACTAATAGCGAATCTTGCGATTCACCAACAGCAGCAACTAAGAATTCCAAGCCTAATATTGATTTTCGACAGCTTATTGATATCTATGCCAAATGGTTTCCTGATAATCCTCAGCCTTATAAAAATGCAATTTCAAATAAATTAGAAAAAGCGATTAAAACTTTAATCAAAAGGTGGCCAGAGGCTCACCCTGATAAATTAAAATTTACTCCTGAACAATTTGAAAAATATATGGAACTTTTAAGCACTACTGCACCTAAGTTTTCTAAAGGGGAATACATAACTTCTCATGGGAATAAGAAAAAGAATACAATGCTTACTTTTTGCAGTTGGGATGTATTTATTCAATTCTTAGAAGGCAAATATTCATGAGTAATCCTAAATTTTCTTTAGAAACAGAACACGAAGTGCTTCAGTGTCTGATGCATTTTGCGGAATACACCAATGTTCGCGTACAGAAAGTAATGTTAAAACTAATTCCTGATTGCTTTTTCAATTACGATAATAAAGCAATTTTTGTGCTTATTAAAAACTGCTTTAGTAAGCAATTGCCTTTTAGTTTTGTTGATATTTTGTGTCTTATTCCCAAAGATGATTCAGACCTATACGACAGAATGACATGGCTTATAGAAAATCATCGTAACATGCACATCAGTACATCCAGCTTCGAACACCATGCGAATCGCTTGGTGACTCTCTTTCAGTTACGAAAACAACTTGCTTTAGCTGATGAGATGTTACGTGAAGCTAATAGCTGTGCAAATCCTGAAACTTCTAAGGAAATTTTAACAACTGCATTAAATGAAATTTCTGCTATTAACTTTCAGGAATCTAAACACGGTATTAGCAACATTGAACTTGCAGAACAATATTGTGATGGAAAAATGGAACTTGATTTAATCCATCCAACACAGTGCAAACAACTTAATGACCTCAACAATGGCGGTATAATGGCTAAGAGTTTTATCACTGTTGCTGCTGGAGCTGGAGTGGGTAAAACAGGATTTGCAATTTATCTCATGGATTCCATCGCACGTGCTCAAGAAGATACTCAATCACTGTTTTTTAGTCTTGAGATGGAAGCAAAACAAATTTGGATGAGGCACGTAGCTATCTGTGCCGGTAAACAGTTTGACAAGCTTAATTACGATGAACGCATGAAAGCGATTACCAAAGTGATGCAATATCCGGTACAAATCTATGACGCTTCAATGTGCTCTCAGGTAGCTGATATTGATTTCATCCTAACAACTTCGCGTTTACGCGCTATGGATAAAAAAATATCTGTGATTGTTGTTGATTATCTTGGATTAGTTGACGCAAAAGGTAGTTTTGAACGTAATGATTTAAAACAAACTGAGATTTCAACGAAACTTGC